GCGCGGTGAACGTCCACGAGTTCACCATGCAACCCAAGAAGGATGCAGCATCAATGGTGCCACCGGCTTCAGGAATTGACTTCTGAACCGTCAACGATTTCGGCGTATCACCAAACGTGAACACTTGCTGATAACAGGTCGTAGCACCGACGGCCGTCGACGTGGATGAACCCAACGCGGAGTCGAGTAGGACACCCATACCTTTCGACGTTGCTTCAATCTCAACACTACCGTCGCCCTGAACCGTGGTCGTCACGCGACGACCGGAACGCGCGATGCGTGAACTAGCTCGAAGTCCAGCACCCTGGACACGCTTGGGTTTCCAATCGAACTTCTCATCCGTGTACTCAAGGGCACGTGTCGGCGCGACATACGTGCCATAGACGGTTTCTTGAATGATATTGATACTGGAGTCGTAAGGCGTTGCCATGGGTCAGCCCTCCTGGGCGTCAGATGGAAGAGTGACGATGGGTGCGGCGGGCACGAAATTGTCGGGTTGATCAGTGAACGCGGCGACCAAATCGGCAGGAACATCGAAGGTGACGCCAGGTGTTAAACCTTCAACACCCAGGCTGGGAATGTCGACGGCGTTAAACGGGCCAACGTAGACGAAAGCGGACACGAGTTCACTCCTGGGCGTGGCGAAGAAACCAACAACGTGATCGTGTGTTGGCTAAGTGAGGGAAGAAGTTTTCAGAGACGAACGTGAGCGGTGAACGTGGCTACCACTTCGACGAGGCGACCAGAGGCGAGAACGTCCGGACTGGTTTCGCCTTCACACTCGGTGCTCGACAAGATGCACCAACGACACACGCCACCCAACGTAATATCGGTGGAGCGCACATAATTTTCGAGTTGGCCTAACAAGGCGAAGGCTTGCTCTTCGACGAACTGTTCCATTTCGCGTCCACCACCACGATACGAGCTGAACGTCACCTCGCAGGTGACCGTTTCCTCACGCGAGCGGGTTGGTCCGAACGTGGCCGGTTCCTGAGTCGAAGACGTTCGACCAAGTGACACGATGTCGTCAGCCTGATCCAAACCTGGATGACCATACGAAACTTGAATGGGTGCCGCATATAAGGATTGGCAGACAGTGAACAGGGCAGCTTTGAAACGTGGAGCCGCGTCCGACATCACGCAATCCCAGGGACGCGACGTTGTGGCTTCACCAGTTCGATGACGCCACGCGGCACCGCATAACCTGATGGCGTGTAAGCCATATCAGTGTCACCGGTACCAAACGCCGGCCGGGAACCTTGCTGCGATGTGCGATACAGGTGCGCGGCTTGACGTCGAGCCGCCAAGCGCACATTCGCTGGAACAATGCCAGAACCAACCGTGTACGTGACCACGATGTTACGCGAACCCATCGCGAACCATTGAGCGCCCGCCTGCGAACGTCGAGTCAACGTGCCAGATGAAGCATCCAACGTGTACGAGTATTGCGTAGCCAAAGTCGGATTCGACACTTGAGTGAGTGTGAACGAGTACGAACCCCAATATTCGATGACCGACGTCACAGTCGCTATCGGCGAATGCCGAACGATGAGCGTTTTCACGCCACCATCGAGTTGTTCCACGAATGTTTGCCGCAACTGAGGTCCAGCTAAATCTTCAATAATTGGTGTCGTCGCAGCCAAGTAGAGTCGCAGCTCGTCATCGTTCGTCGTGTTCGTTGATGTCAAGTTCAGTTCGTCACGCAAGTCTTGCAACGAGCATAAGAACCCGACGTCGGCGGGTGATACGTCAAACGCGTCCGAGTATGCGCCCGCATTGGAACCAGTCGCTAGCCAACGCACAGAGTGGCGACCCACCAGGGTTGGCGTGTAGTTGATCTGATAGTTACCCGTCGACGCGTTCGTCACCGTCGGTGTGACCGTGCTCGCGTCGGGGAGCGTGACCGTCGCGACCACCGTCGTCGCATTGGCTAACGTTCCTGTCGAATCTTTCACAGCAATCGCGAGAGCGACAACATCACCCAAGTCGTAGACACTCATCGTGTTTCACGTTCCTTCAACAGGTCGAGTGCGATCCGAATATGTGTCGCGCGACAATGATCGCCAGCGTCCACAGCTGCGCGGAGTTCACGCAGGAGCATCTCCGCCATCAGGATCACCCCGAGTCAAAACTTTGTAGCGTTCATGGTGTGAATCGTTCAACCAGTAACGTTTCCGATGATCCAAAATGACGCCCGTGTGAGCGACCATTGGGAAGCCGAGCGTTTCCACGCGCCGACAAAAATACATGTCTTCACCGAACCATTCACCGTTCACTGGTAGGTCTTGGAACCAGCACCAGCGGCGCGCCTCATGTTGTGTTGACGTGTCACGGATCGCCTCAAACACGCTCCGGTGGACGAGCAGACAACCAGTGCCCGCGGCCGCGACGGCGATGACCTTGTTCGGTGGGTAATCATCCAACGGCTTGTATTGCGTACCGTTCTCGTGATGATCGAAAATTAGAGGGATGGGTTGCGCGTAAATGTCGACGCCACTGTTCCACTGGCCGAAGTAGAGACCAGCGACGAAAGGCCTTTCGACGCTGTGCGCTACGGCGACAAGCTTGTCGAAAGCGTCAACAGTCATCCGCTCATCTGAATCAATCATGAACAACCAGTCGCAAGAACTTTCTAGGAAAGCAGCGACGATCTCGTTGCGGCCACGCGAGATCAGGCCACCCGCCTCAACACGAATGACTTGGCCGATCCGCGAGTGCCGATCGTGGTACAAGTTCATGATCGAAATCGCGAACCAACCATCGACGACGCCCGGATCAATCCAGCCGATAGCGATCTTGTCTTTCGACTTCATGTGTTTCCTCCCGGAGATGGAACACCCACACGCCGGGAGACGTGTGGGTGTTCCTACCAGGCGAGCAACTGCCTGGATATGGTTCCGCTCTAACTCAGTGTTAGAGGGTGGCCTGAACGAGACCAGTGCCAAGGATGACGCTGACCGATGTGGCGTAACGGTCCGGGATCAACGCTGCGTAGCCGAGAATCCTGAACAAGATTGACGCATTGTCGGCGTAAGTCGCATCGAAACTTGCCGCTTCGAGTTCGGACTCATAGAGGAACACGTCATCGGTGCGAAGGACGAACACTGCATCCTGGTTGGTTGCTGAGTTCATCGTCACTGGAATGTTCGGGTCGATGTAGACGGGCAAACCGACCAGGCTGCCGACAGCACCTTCAGCCAGCTGCATCCCACCAGTACCGAGCTGGTTGAACGATGGGCCGTTCGGTACGACCAGTGGTCGAAGAGAACTGTCGAGAGCTTCCAATACCCACGCCCAACGGTCAGGCCGCATCACGATCGCGTTGGCCGGCAGGAACCGGTTCGACGCGACCTGGTTCACGCCACGAATGACAGCGTTGTAGAACGAAGCAGCCGAAGTCGTCGAGACGACCACAGGTGCGGCCGACGTGTAAGTGACAGTGGTACCAGCACCAGCGAGGCCACGGAGTTGGCCACTGGAACCAGAACCGAGGATGACCTGCTTGTCGAGCTGTGACGCGTAGTCAGCTGCAAGATCCTGCAAAATGACCTTGTCGAACGGGATACCAGACTGGTCGAGTAGCTGACGAGAAATGATCTGCTTGCCAGCGATCAGTGTGATACCGGATGACACCGACGTGGTCGTCATCGCAGTGTCAGTCAGCGCAGAGTTCTGCGTCACCTGCACACCAGTAGTCGCACCAGCGAGCACCTTCGGCAAGTTCACCGACGAAATACCCTTAGGTAGAACGTTCTTGTTCACGATGTCAGCGGTCACACGGTGCGGGCGAGCGTATGCAACATAATCCTGGACAAGCCACAAGGGTGGTGCGAAAGTTCCACCAGCACCAGCGACAGTGGTCATGTCACCAGCGCGAGTTTCCTGCGACGCGGCCAGACGGCCACGAGCCTCAGGATCAGATTCGACCTTGGCCAGGAACATGTCCTTGAAGTAGGAAGCGTCGCGGCTGTCACGACGGTAAACCGGGTTTGACTCGTTGCGGACACCTTCACCGAAACGTGTCACCGGTGGCGCGGTGTCAACGCGATGCGCAGCAGCAGCAGCCTCACGAGTTTCGGCTTCCTGCAACTCTGTGATGCGCTCATCAAGTTGACGCATCTCCGTGGTCTTACTAATGAACGTTGCATCCTCAACAGTGTCGAGTCCGCGCGATTCGCTCTCAGCGAGGTTGATGAGCGTTTCGAGGTCAGCTTTCAATGCTGCTCGACGCGCCTTCAACGGCGTGGCAATACTCATGGAAAATTCCTAACAGGTAGTTGTGATTGGGGGTGTTGTGGTTCGCGTTCACGCTGCGGGTTTGGTTGGGCGAATACGTCGCGGTCACCACGGCCGGGGCGAGCGGGCAAATCATCAACGAGGAAACGGTCAGCCCGCGATAGCGAGCCGACGACGGCGTAACTCCAAGCCGATCGCAGCCATACGTGCGGGCATGTCATCAACCGGTTCGATCTCCGACGATTCATCATCGTCAGGGTTAGGGATGCCAAGAATTTCGGCAAGTTCATCCTGCGCAGCATCAACGATCATGTCGATGGCAGTGAAATATGCGAGAGCACGAGTCAACACCGACACGATGTCTTCATCAGTGGCAGCTCGACTATCCATCGTGTTGAACGCTGACCGGATCGCGTCAAGGGTTGGCGCGCCAACGGAACGGATTTGTGCGCTCGCGTTCGGGTTCGCCGGG